GCGGGTACGGCCAACACGCGTTGATATTAGATCGCTGTGGAGTCCTTGCGGGGATCGGAAAGCGTCGGGCGTTTTGGGAGGTGTCTTAATGAGTCGCGGAGTTAAGGTTAAAGACCACGGATGGAAGCGTATTCGGGCGCAAGTTAAGGCGTTGAATAAGCGCTCGGTAACGGTTGGCTTGCATGAAAAAGATGCAGGAGAGCGGGAGCCTAATGCGGTTATGCGCGGTTATTATAACGAGTTCGGGACGGAGAACATCCCGGCGCGGCCTTTTATCCGGGGGACGCATGACGAGAAAAAGCGGGAGTGGGCGAACAAGATTACACGAAGGTTCCGGAGCCTGATGTATGGGCATATTGACGCGGAACAGTTTTTGAGGATGGTTGGCCGTATGTCCAGGGATGACATTAAGGCGGCGGTTATTGCGTGGAGTACACCCCCGAACGCGCCACGAACGGTAGCGCAAAAAGGGTTTGATGATCCGTTGATCGAAACCGGCGAAATGCGGGATGCTGTGAGGTATAACGTAAAATGATACCGAGGCGGAAAATCAATGTGACCCGCTTTGACGCGGGGGCGTGGGTTGATGGTGTTTGGCAAGAAGGTTCGCCCACGGTGACGGAAAAAAGGTTTTCGGTTCACCCGACAAGCCCTGATGATATGGATTTGTTGCCGGAGGGGAGGCGTTCCAGGCGGGCTTACACGTTAGTTGGTGACGCGGGCGAACGGTTAAGGACGGCGCACAACGGGAAAAATGCAGATCGTGTCGAAATTGACGGCGAAGAATATGAGGCGGCGGCGGTTCAGGTTTGGGATAATAAAATAATACCGCACTCGCGTAACGTTGTAATTCGGGTTGAGCAGGACGAGGGCGAAGAAAATGACTGATGCTATCAGGGCGTGGGTTGAAGAACAATCCGGTTTGACGTCAATATGGATGCACGGGAACGCGCCCCGGCCTGGGAAGCCGTATTGTAGTTTACAGGTGGTCAGTTCGGTTGGCATTGCGCAACCGTATATTGAGGCGCCTGACTCGGAAAGCGGGGAAGCGAGGGTTGCTTCACAGCGTGAGGTGGTCGTTTCTGTCGCGATATATGAGTCGAAAAAAGAGAGTGACCCAAGGGCGGCGTTTTCCAGGGTGGAGGCGTTGCGCGATTCGTTGGATTTGCCTTCCGTGTTGATGAAATTAAAGTCCGGCGGGTGGTTTTTGCGCGCGGTTGAGTTGTTAGCGGATGCGCCCGTTGTCCGTGAAACGGAATGGGAACCGAGGGCAATTTTTGACGTGCGCTTTGGTACGACGGTTGAGCAGTTGGACGAGATCGGCGTGGTTGAGGAAATCCAGGGAATGGCGGTTTTAAGTGGCAAGGATTATGAAATCAAGGAGGGTGTGAACAATGGCTAAAGTTTTCAATTATGTAGATGTGCAAATTACGCGGCAGATCGAGGCGATTACCCGCGTGGGTTTTGGGACTTTGCTTTTTATCGGTGAAACCGTTGACGGTGAAGGGGATCCGAAACAGGGCGGGAAAGTTGTCGAATATTCAAATTTTGACGCGGTGGCGGCGGTTTTTGACCCTGCTGATCCGGAATATCAGGCGGCCCAGGCGTATTTTGGCCAGGAAATGACCCCGGAAAGGCTTTTTGTCGGGTTCAAGGGCGATGCCGAAGGGTATGACGATGCGATTGACGAGATCGCGGCAGACAACAACGAGTGGTACGCGGTCGCGATTGAGTCCAAAGTGGAAAGTGATATTTTGGCCGTGGCGGCGAATATCCAGGCGCGGGATAAGGTTTTCCTGGCCCATTCGGACGATTCTGGAATACCCGACCCGGATGAGGAAGGTGACGTTGCAAGCCAGTTGATGGATAACAGCTACAACCGGACGGGATTGCTTTATCACTCCCAGCACTCGGAATTGTGTACTGAGGCGGTCGTGACGGTTGACGAGGCGGAGGACGGGTTCGAGTATCGCATTTCCATCGAAGACCCGGACACGGGCGACATCGCTGATTATACCTATGTCGCCACGGAAACGGATGCGGTGGGCGACATTGCTACCGAGTTGGCAACGTTGGTTGATGAGGATGAGTTGGTTTCAGCGACGGCGGACGGTGCAGATGTCACCGTGACGGCGGCGGACGTTTCGGAGCCTTTCAAGGTCAGCATTTCCAAGAAAATGAGTGTTTCCAGGACTTTCCCGGACATTTACCCACAATGTGCATGGGCGGGGTTGATGTTGCCGAAAGACCCTGGGGCGGCGACGTGGGCCTACAAAACGTTGTCAGGCGTTCCGGTCGATAAGTTGAATACCACAGAGCGCAATGCAATCGCGGGAAAGCGCGCGAGTTATTACGTTATGACGGCGGGCAACGCTCATACGTTTGAGGGCGCGGTTTCGGAACTTGGCCTTTTCCTGGACATTATCCGGGCGACAGATTGGATACGGTTCCGGCTTGCCGAGGATATTTTTGCCCGGTTAACGTCGGTCGACAAAATTCCTTATATCGGCGGGGATGCGGTGATTGAACAGTTGATCCGTGCGCGGTTGGACATTGCGGTTGACCGTGAGGTTATAGCGGACGATTACACGGTGACGGTGCCCCCGGCGGCGGAGCAGACGGCAAGCGACAGGGCAGATCGTGTTTACAGCGAGGTCAAGTTCGAGGCGACGCTCGCGGGCGCAATTCACAAGGTTAAAGTGCGCGGAGTGTTGACGGTGTAAGCGGTTTCGCTTAGGCTGGTGTCAGTAAAAAACGGCTAAACGATAGGGAGGTTTTAAAATGGGTAAAGGTGTTTACACTTACGCCGCGGATCAGGTGCAAATAATTGTCGGGGGCGTGCCGATCAGCGGTCTGGCTGATGGTACTTTTATAAACGTTGTGCGCGATGAACAGGCGTATAACAAAATTACCGGCGCGGACGGTACGACAAGCCGATCCAGGACGGCGAACAAGGCGGGCGCAATTACGGTGACGCTCCAGCAAACGAGTCCGTCAAACGACGTGCTGACGGGTTTTATGTTGGCTGATGAGGCGGGCGACGAGGGCGTGGTGCCGGTGTTCATTAAGGACACTTACGGGCGGACGTTGCACGCGGCAAGTTCGGCGTGGGTTCAGCAAATGCCGGATCAGGATTTTTCAAAGGAAGTCGAAGAAAGGGGCTGGGTTTTGGATTGCGCGCGGATCGACTCTTTTGTCGGCGGGAACGAACTTCAGTCTGGAGGGGGTAACGGTTAATGGCACGGACGGAGCATAAAAAAGTAATAAACGGGAACGAGTGGACTGTGTGGCCATGGGACGGTATGCACGGGATTCGGATGCAGGCCCGGATCGCCCCTTTGATTAAGGGGGTGGCCGGGCCGGTCGGGAACGCGGTGAGAAAGGCGAAAGGGACAAGCCAGAAGGAAATCATGGAGGCGTTGCTTGACCTTGACATCGATACCGTGGTCAATGCGATTTTTCAGAATATTGACGACCAAAAAACTCCGCAGTTAATCCGTGACATGATGCATGGCGCGCGGGTGAACGGTAACGACATGAGCATGGATAGGCCGTTCAATGAGCATTTTGCGGGTAATTATGCGGAGTTGTACCAAGGTTTGTGGTTTATTCTGGAGGTAAACTTCGGGGAGCTTTTCAGTCGGGGGCTTTCTGGCGGCCCCGTAGAAAACGGCGGGAAGTAGGCGGAGAGTTACCAGGGGAGTTAAGCCCTGGGTTGAGTAATGAGTGGATCGCATGGCGGCTTGTGGTTGAAAAAGTCGCGACGCTTTCGGAGGTGGACGGGCCGGGGGCGACTTATTCGTTGGTTGATTTATATAAAGCAAACGCCTTGTTGGATATGCAAGCGGATATTGAGAAAGCGGCGCATGACAAGGCGAAAAAGGAAAGCGGGCGGCGACGATGAAAGTGCGCGAACTTGTTACCCGGTTAGGCTTTGACGCGGACGTTGGAGAGGCGGAGCAGTACGACCAACAGCTTGAGGGTATAAAAAAGACGGCTCGGCGCGCGGCGTTAGCTGTCGCGGGTTTGGCGGCGGGCACTTTCGAGGTGGCGCGTCGGATGGCAAACGCTGGTAATCGTACCGCTAAAGCCGCAGTTGAAGCGGGCATGGCGACGGACGAATATCAGCGTTTGAATTTTGCGCTTCAGCAAGTGTCTGATGCGGCGGAGCAAGACGTTGATCGCGCGCTTGGTCGGTTAAATCAGCGCATCGGTCGAGCCCGGTTAGAGGGTGGAAAGTACGCCGACCTATTGCAAGACATAGGTTTTTCACAGGGCGAGATCGCCAGCGGTGCGGTGACATCCGAAAAGGCGATGGCAATGCTCCAGCGTCGCTTAGCGGGGGCACAAGACGCGACGGAGGCGGCGGCGCTTGCGGGCGAGTTGTTAGGAACCCGGTTAGGGCGGACGGTCGGCCCCGCGTTGTATAAAAACGCGGATGCGATGGCGGAGGCGCAAAAACGGGCGGAAGAACTCGGCGGCGGGTGGAGTGAGGCGGCGCTTTCAGCTTCGGAAGATTTTGTTGACTCGATGGGTGAAGTTAGCCTTATAACGACGACGCTTACGTCGTCGATTGCGGAAAGGTTGGTGCCAGCGGTCGGCAGAATTGTACAGGGGTTGGCAGATTGGTTCAGTTCAAACCGTGAGTTGATCCTTCAAAATTTCAGGCGATATATTGACGTTGCGGCGGTCGGGTTGCGGTTGTTTTGGGGGACAATAGCGCGGGTCGCGTCAGCGGTTGATGATGTTGTCCAGGAAATCGGCGGCTGGGAACGCACGCTTAAATTCCTGGGTATTACCCTGGGGGTTTTGATCGGGATGAAGTTTGCCGCATGGATTTGGGGCGCGGTGGCGGCGGTCAAGGCGTTAAACTATGCGTTGTGGATGAACCCCTTGGTTTTGTTCAAGGCGTTGATTTTGGGCGCGGCAATCGCGATTGCGTTGCTCGTGGAAGATATTTGGAACTGGGTGCATGGTAACGATTCGGCTATTGGCCAAGTCCTGGGGCGTTGGGAAGACTTCCGGGATAAAGTGCGCGATGTCGTTGATGATGTGCGGGAGTTTTTGCAACCGCTGATCGCGTTTTTGGAAGATTTTAACGAGGTTCTTTATGGTGCGTTCACCCTTGACCCTGACCGCGTATTAGGCGGGCTTCAGCGCATGGGAGAGCGCATTATTGAGTGGGCAAAAGCGTTGGGGCGTCGTGTCCGTGATGCGATATTGGACGTGTTGCCTCAATGGATGGTTACAGTCCTGGAGCGCACAGGCGGCGCAATATCAAGCGCGGCGAAGTGGCTAAGGGGAGAGCCCCCGGAAGAGCGCGAAGGCGATGCAGGGCGACGTGAGCGAACGAGGCCGGGGATTATAGGCGGCGTTGACATTCCTGGGGAGGTTGACCGGCGCGAAGGGCGCGAGGTTGACGACGTGGAAATTAAGGTTGACCGGCCGGAGGCCCCGGAAGCCCCGGAGGCCCCGGAAGCCCCGGAAAGTCCGGAAGTACCGGAGCCAGAAAGCCCGGAGAGGTTGCCGGGTGAACCTGTTTTATTTGATCGACAAGAACGAGAAGAAACGGACGGGGAGGGGGCGGAGAGTTCCAGGGTAGAAGTAGAGCCCAGGGAGCCAAGAGAGCCCCGTGAACCCCGTGAGCCTGTTGATGGGGGGGTGGTTCCAGGCGTTCCAGGGGAGCCCGGAAGTCCGGGACAACCTGGAGAAGCGGGCGAACCAGGAGTACATGGCCTACCCGGTGAAAGTGGGCGTGGTGGTGAAGCCGGAGAAAGTGGCTTTCCAGGTGATCCAGGCGCGGCGGGCACTCCCGGACATCATGGCGAGCCTGGAGCCCCCGGCGAACCCGGTCGCCCCGGAGTTCATGGGGAGCCTGGAGAAACACCAAAGTCTGGAGCCCCCGGCGAGCCTGGAGCTCCCGGTGAAGGCGGTTTCCCTGGAGAAGCGGGAGCCCCCGGCGTTTCCGGTGATCCAGGAGAACCCGGACAACCTGGTTTTCCAGGTGATCCGGGGAGGGGTGGCGAGCCTGGAGCCCCAGGTGAAGCGGGGTTGCCTGGCTTAAGCGGTGAACCCGGAAAAAGCGGAGCCCCCGGAATTCCAGGCGAAGGAGGTTTACCCGGTCAACCGGGGAGGCCCGGAGAAACGGGAACCCCTGGGGGGGGTGGTGAGCCTGGACAGCCAGGCAAGCCCGGTGAACCCGGCGAACCTGGTGTTTCAGGGGTTAGCGGAGAACCAGGGGGGGCAGGTGAAAGTGGTCGCCCCGGAATTCCTGGAGAACCGGGCGAGGTGGGCCGACCCGGTGATCCTGGAGCCCCCGGAACCCCTGGCTATCCTGGGGAGCCTGGGCGGAGTGGGGTGCCTGGTGATCCTGGAGAAAGTGGCCTTCCTGGACATCCTGGGGTTCACGGAGCCCCTGGAGCCCCCGGAACCCCTGGAGCTCCCGGTATTCCAGGGCGGCCCGGAGAGGCGGGCGAGCCTGGGCGGTCGGTAGAAAGTCCGCATTTTGATTTTAAGATGCCACCCATTTCCTTGTTTGATTTTGGGAAGGTCAAGCGGGCGTTGGATTTTTTCAAAGATATTGATTTTCGCCCGGAGTACGACATACCGGATCAGGTGGTCAAGCGGTCGGGTGGTAGTCAGCGGATTGATGTCAGGGCGCGGACGGAAGCGACGTTACAGGTTCCGGAGGGTACGCCGGAAGAGCAAAAAAGAGTCCTGGAGAAACAGGCCGAACGGATTTTTTCGGAGCATTGGGATCGCGAGATCAGGCGGTCACTTTGGGATTTTCAGCCCGTGGAGTAGCGAGGAAATAGGACTATGTTAAGCCTTTTGTTTGGAGAGCGAACGCCCAGCGGGTTTGCGCTGGAAGGGGTTGTTGAATTCCAGGCGGATTTGACGATTGAGGAAATGCATGAACGGTCGGCGGACGTCACCGAAAGCCCGGTGGAGGGTGGTGGAGTTGTAAGCGACCATATAGTTTTAAACCCGGAAAGGTTGCGGCTTGAGGGGTTTGTGACTGACGCGACCCCGGCACCTTTAACGTTTGATAGGGGTAAGACCCAGGCGGCTTTTGATCGTATAGACGAAGCGTTTTCAAGCGGCGAGCCCATGACCGTGGTAACGGGGCGGAAGGTTTACGAAAACATGGTGCTTGTCCGGGCGGATTTGCCGCGTGAAAAGCCGAGTTCGATGGAATTCACCCTTGAGTTCGTGCGGGTCGTAGTGGTTGCGGCGGAAATGGGAGAGCTTGCGGCGGCGGATATTGACGCGGACGTGGTTGACCAGGTTGCCCCGGAAGTAGACGCGGGGCGACAACCTACGGGGGCGGCGGGCGGCGCGGCGAGCGACCAGGGTAGCTTTTTGTATGATTTGTTTTTTTAGCGGGAGGTTTTTGGCATGGGTGTCCGCGTTATAAGGTGGCCGGATTTTCCGAGGTGGATACAGGACGTACAGCTTGACGGGAAGGTTTACGCGTTGCGAGTGTCCTGGAATAGCCGCATGGGAACGTGGGTTATGGATATATATACCGGCGACGGACAGGCGCTTATGCAGGGCATCCGTGTTGTCGCGGGGTGGCCGTTGTTGCCACGCGGGGCGCGCGAGGGTTTGCCTCCAGGGGAGTTGTTTGTGGTCAATACAACGGGCCGGTATCGGCAAGATCCAGGGCGGCGAAGCATGGGCGAGTCCGGCGATATGCAGTTGGTATATATTGAGGCGGAAAATGACGCTGTTTGATCGAAAGTGCATTTTAACGGTAGGCGAAGCGGGCGCGCGTGGTGTTCAGTTTGATGAACGGCTCCACGTCACTTTTCGCGTTGTCAAGTCGTTAGGGGCGGAAATCAACCGGGCAGAATTCGAGGTTTACGGGTTGAGTCCGGAGAGCCGAAACAGGTGTTTGCAGAAAGATTTGGTGGTGCAGTTTGAGGCGGGGTATGTGTCAAATTATGAGTTGCTTACAATCGCGGATATAACGCGCGCGGTGGTTTCGTATGAGCCGCCGGACATAATTACCAAGATCGAAGCGGGCGACGGGGCGCGGGCGTTGAGAGATCGGAAGGTAAATTTGAGTTTTTCGGCGGGGGCGTCGGTTCAGCGGGTTTTTGATGCGGTCGCGGACGAACTCGGCCTCGGAGAACGGGCGACGGGCGTACCTGTCCAGGGCGAATACCAGGAAGGGGTCAGCTTTTCCACGACGGCGCGCGAGGCGTTGAATAAGGTTGCGCGGCGCGCGGGAGTGGTCTGGAGTATACAGGACGGCGACTTATATATCGCAAAAAGGGACTTGCCCGTTGATGGGCGCGGCGTTTTATTGAGTCCGGGAACGGGGTTGATCGGGTCGCCGGAACCGTTGGAGGATCCGGAGCCTGATTTGGAAACCAAAGGGGGCGCGGGGTATCGCGTGCGGTCTTTGTTGCAACCCAAGATTCGGCCGGGTGAGAGGGTTATGATCGAAGCCAGGGACGTTTCCGGGGTTTTCCGGGTAGACGTGGTGGAACACGTCGGGGACACGCGCGGGAACGAGTGGCATACGGAGGCCGAAGTATATGCGGAGTAAAAAGAGCCTTTCGGAACCGATTGCGCGAGCGCTGGACATATTGAGCGGGAACATAAACGTCAGTATTCCAGGGCGCGTTGAGTCGTATGACGCGGGGAAGCAGAGGGCGAGCGTTAAGCCGTTGATAAAGCGGAAATACCTTGACGGCGAGGTCGAGGGGATGCCCGTAATTGACGGGGTGCCGGTGGTCTTTCCACGGTCGGGCGGCGCGGCGGTTACAATGCCGGTGCATGAAGGTGACGGGGTTTTATTGATTTTTGCGGATCGTTCGATTGACAGGTGGCTTGTCCAGGGCGGGGAGGTGGAGCCGGATGACAGGCGGAAGCATGATTTATCCGATTGCATAGCGGTTCCGGGTTTGGTGTCGTTTCCGGATGCTGACGGGCATGATGACGACGGGGTGGTGGTCGGTTATAAGGGGGGCGCGCGGGCGAAGTTCCACGAAAGCGGCCAGGTTGCTATCGGTACGGATGCGGAAGAATTGCTGGCATTGGTCAGCGAGTTGTTAGAGGCGTTGGCAAATACGACGACGGCGACAAGTATCGGTATGCAACCCTTGACGGAGGCGGGGACTTTTGCCATATTAAAGGAGCGTTTAGACGGGATAAAAGGTGCCTTATGAGCTTGAACGGTTATGCATGCGGGACGGCGATTTTTAACACTTTATCCGGCGCGGGTTATATCGCGGACGACTCGGGCGACGCGGAGTTTATTATGCAGATTATTTGTGATGAAATTTTCAAGCATATTGAGGCGAACGATTTGCATATTCATGTGGATAGTGAGGGCGGGCCGACGTCGCCACCAGTATATTAAGTGGGGATTTGTCCCATAAAAGGGGGGCAAAAATGCTTCGCAGGGTTTCCCGAGCATGGTTTTTAGGGTTTTTTGGTCTGGTCGTGGGGGTTTCGGGTTATGATTGATTATAAGATAAGTTTAAACGACGTTGTAACGAGCGGCGGAGATTTTTCCCTGGTGTCCGGGCGCGACGCAACGCGGCAGAGGATTGAGCAAAAGCTAAGGTTGTGGAAGGGCGAGAACTTCCTTTTCAAAAAGTCGGGGTTTCCCTGGTTGCCGGAGGTTTTGGGCGAAAAGGTGAGGCCGGAGGTTTTAAGAACTCTTGTCCAGGGTGTTGTGGTTGGTGATCCGGACATTAAAGGGATAATTTCATTTAATGTCGATTATGACCGGGTGAAGCGGGTTTTGACAGTTCGCTTTAGGGCGCGCTTTGCGGACGGTGAAGCGGGAGAAATGGAGGTCATGGCGTGATGGATTATGGAGTGACAAAACAGGGCTTCAAGCGGCCATCGTTTAACGAGATAAGGGAAGAAACCATAAACCGCGTGCGTGAAATTATGGGGCCGATTAATACGGGGCCTGAATCGTTGATAGGTCAACAAATAAACGCCCAGGTTGAGCGGGAAAGTTTAATATGGGAGGCGATGGAGGCGATTTATTTGTCGCAGTACCCGGAAAGTTCAGCGGGGCGGAGCCTTGAGGGTGCTGTACAGTTGATGGGACTTTCAAGGAGGGGGGCGACAAGGTCTTTTGTTTCCGTGGTTTTAAAGGGTGATCCTGGCATGGTAGTGCCGGAGGAAAGCGAGGCCAGCACGGTTGATGGCGATGTTTTTTCGCTTATTGAGGATGTGCTACTTGATGGCGAGGGTGTTGGAGAAGGGCAAATGCGAGCCTTGAGGGCTGGGGCCGTTTTAGCCTTGGCGGGAACGCTGGTCAATATTGAAACGCCTATAAGTGGCTGGGATAGTGTCGAGAACCCTGATGACGGAGAGGTCGGGCGAGAAATTGAAAGTGATCCGGAATTGCGCCAACGGTGGCAGGAGTCGTTGCAAGTTTGGGGGAGTGGAACAGTTCCGGCAATTCGGGCCAGGTTGCTTCAGTCGGTGGACGGGGTGACTTCGGTTAAAATTATAGAAAACAGGTCAAGTGAAGTTGACGCGGACGGGCGAGCGCCACACAGCTTTGAGGCGATTGTGTCGGGGGGCGCGGATCAAGAAATTGCCGAAATGTTATGGGATGTTAAGCCAGCAGGAATCGAAACGCATGGCATAAATGAAGTCGTCGTGGAAGATTCGGAAGGGGAGCCCCACATCATATGTTTTTCCAGGGCGTCGCTTGTGTATGTTTGGGTAAAAGTGGAGGTTGAAGAATATGGCCTTGGCGTACCGATAGGGGCGGCGGAGTTGATAAAGGAGAAAATTGTTGAATATGGTTTAGAAAATTTTGGCGTGGGCGACAAAGTTTTATACCAGGCGCTTTTTACCCCGGTTTATGCCAATGTTTCGGGGATAAAGTCGGTTAGTGTACGGCTTGCTGGAAATTATTTGCCGGAGGTGACGCCTCCGGATGAAGTTTTTATAGCGGGAAATATCGAAGTCGCGAGCAACGAGGCAAGCGCTTGGACTGTCGACAGGGTTGAGGTGGCGATAATATGACGAAATGGCCTTATAGGATTATACGGGAGCATACGGACAGGATTGTTGAGCGGCTGACGTCGCAATATGAAGCTGCGGAGAAAATGAAAGGGTGGGTTGGTGTATGGGGCGAACGGGCGCAACTGGTTGAAAATGCGGCGCGTGGCCTGTTGGAAGATCGCTGGTTGTGGAGCGCGGAGGGGGTGCAGCTTGATAAGATAGGCGGGGTGGTAGGTGAGCAGAGATTTGGCAGAGAAGATCCGGAGTTTAAGAGCGCAATACATTTCCGTATAATGGCAAACCGTGGGGGGGGCGAACCGGAGCAAATAATAAGGTATTTAAAAGACGTCGGTTTCGTTGATCGGGTGTTGCTTTTGGAAATTTACCCGGCGCATATTGAGATATATGTCAGGGGAGAGCTCCAGGAGCATATTGTAAGGGGCCTTCGGAACTTAATACCAGCGGGTATAGGGCGTTTATTTTTAACGGAGACCGGCCCTTTTTTGCCATTTGGTTATAATGAAATTGCCGGTTATGATTGGTTGTTTGAGCTATCTAATGGGGATTTGCTTGAACTTTCAGGCGAAGAACTATTAGAAATCCGTGACGGACGGGCGAGCCCACCGTGGCCGAGTGAAGATTTTTTACACCAGGGAGGTTATGGCGAGCGCGACGGGTTTTCAGAGCTTGGGATGCATTCTTTTGAATTGCATGATGGTTTTTTGTTAGAATTGAGTGGCGGGGACTTATTTGCCTTAACGGATAAAGAAGACCCTGTTTTCGTGGATGAAGGCGGAAAATATGCAGAATTATTTGAGGTGTAAAAATGCCAAATAGACCGGAGGTTTTTCCGAAATGGGCGGCAAGCGATGAAATTGATCCTATAAGCGGGCAAAACAATATTGTTGAGCCCCCGGACGAAAGAAAAGAAAGCGGTTGGAAAAGGCGGGAAATTCCACCCCGGCAATGGGAAAACTGGTTGGCCCGGTTGTCGTGGCAGTGGATCCGGTGGGCGCGCGACAGGATTGATGCGCTAACGTCAACCGTAGGTGGCCTTTCAGCGACGGTTGATGACGTTGTGAGTCAAACGGAAGAAAATACAGCGACGATTGAGAACTCGACGACGTCGCCGGTTGCGTGGTTTTTGGCTCGAAGAACAGAGGACGGGACGTTAAAGGCGCAAGACCCTGATGAACCGGACGATTTGACAACAAAGAGTTTTGTTGAGGAAATTAAAACGTCGCTTTTGGGAACGTATTACAGCAACCCCGTTTATATTGATTTATTGACGGTCGGGACGTCTGCAGACCACGTGTCGCCCTACGAAAAGGAAATCGTTGCCGCGGATTTTGCGGGCATTTCAAGTAATGCAAAAATGTTGTTGGTGCATGTTGGTGTTAATTCAGAGATGGCAGCGCACGGTCGCGTTGGAATTCGTAGCGGCGGCGGCGGCGGGTGGAGGTGGTTGCACGGTACTTATCGGGAGATCGAGGGCGAAAATGAGCCGGTGGAATACACTTTCAATGGCGGGGTTGCTTGCTTGTCCTGGTGTGAAGTCAATGAAGGAAAGGTTGAGCTTCGTGTGGAAACAGACGGGGAGAACATGACAGTTGACGTTGCTGTAATCGCGGAAATCACATAAAAGGAGCAAAGATAATGGGTGAAGATCGGAAGCAAATACCGGGTATTGAAACAGAACTCCCGGCGAGTGAGATTGATAGCAATGCTGACTTGATGATTATAAGGGACGATTCAAGTGGAAGTGATAAAAAGGTTAAGCCCGGGACTGCCCTGGGGCGGAATGTCGGGGTTGGGCCTGACGATGTGCCTAAAAATCAAGACATTTTTTCACAAAATGAAGTGGCCGTCAATGTCCCCGGTGATTATAGCACGTTGCAAGAAGCGTTTGAGGGTACGCGGCGCAAACGCCTTGGCGTTAATTTGTTGATTAAAATTAATATCCAGGCGGGGCATGCTCTGACGGACGGGGTTATTTTGGAGCGTGGAGATTTTTCCATGTATAGGGTTATTAGTGAGGACGATAATGTTTTACTGGATGCGTCTTTCCCTGATGAAAAGTGGATATTTGAGTTTAGGGGCGTGAGGGCACCCGACATCAGGGTGCATTTTGATGTTAATGATGTTCTTTGTATGGGGGGTTTTTATTATACTGAAAACTCTGTCGGCTATCTTTATGATGCGGGCGTTTCCGGGATGAAATCAGTTGACCACCCCATCGGTGGGCATGCCGGCGGGGGGCTTGTTGTCCGTACTGGAAGCGCTGTTTCAGGGTCTTTCCTTGTCTTTAAGCGAAACTGGCGGAACATTTCAGTTACCACGGGGAGTTCAGCATCTTT